ACCCCTTTTACCCCAAACCGCAACGGGGTTTCAAAAGTCAAGTAAGCTAGGGGAAATTGACCTTAACGCAGAATAATTGCATAAAGCCAAAACAGTCATTAAAAAAATTTGGACTTGCGAAAGTTGGTGGAGTTAAGTTATTTGAGAATTTAGACGGTTTTTCAGTCTTTGGTGAAATTGTGTTGATAATATGACCTTTTAGAGCTTATTCGATTGAATTGGTCATGATTGTTGATTAAATCGCATAACAAACAACATTTAACGAGACATCGGTTATCGATCCGCATTCCTGAGGGAATGCGTCTCTCAAGCGATGCTCTTATGTTTGAGTTTGTTGGTTGTATGAATCGTAATATCTTGATTCATGCGAATTTTATAATAATATTATACCATATTTTTAACAAAATTGCACGGATTATTTTTCTCACCTAATTGCTCGCTTTGTTCTAGCGGGAGTGTTAAATGATAAAATATTTTATTTTTCTGATGTGAAGTTGTGATTTGGTTCGCTAATATAGACGATTTTTACGAGAGGGAAGTTCCTCTGCCATTCTTCGCCTCCATTCTCTGCGTTTGGCTGCATTGAGAGCGTCTCTCCTTCGTGTTGTTGGTTTTTTATAATGCATACGATTTCGACATTCTTCAAGTTTTCCGTCTCTCTGTATTTTTCTCTTAAACTGACGGAGTTTGCGATCGAAATTATTATGCCTCTTCATTTAAATGTCCAGCCTCTTTTTCTTAGATAATGTACTTTGCTGTAGACGGCTGATTTTGTTTTTCCTAGCATGGCAGTAAGATCATCTATGGGTAGTTCACCATAGAATTTCTTGAGCAAATCTACTTGTTGATCGCTCCACGCTGTTCTTTTAAATTTTTTCATAGTTTATTATATCAAAAAATGAGGAGTCTGTCAAGAACTATTTTTAGGTAAGTTTAAATAATACTTGACATAGCGTTAATATTTTGATATAATATATATAAATGGACTTATTGGGAATATTAACGGAGAAAAATTATGACGCATTTCGAAGAAGCAATAGAGCTTCAAATAAATGAAAATCTTCAAGCTAATGAAGAATTAAAGAAACAAGCTGATCCGGTATGGACAGACCCAGCTCCAATTACTGAGAAGTTATCTGGTGTTAAGAAAAATGGAATAAAAGCAACTGGAGTATATAAAATATATCATATAGATAATCCAGACGAACCAATGGTTATAGGAGATGGAGTTATAACTGATAGAAAAAGCAAACATGTATACATATTTAAAAACAAAGGTAACGCTAAAACTTATCCCAGCGGGACTTCTTGTGCTTGTGCTACAGCTCAGAAAATGTATGAATATGATGACACTTTAGAAAACTGGTTATTTAGTTGGTGTAAATTACCTAAAACTATTAGTACTAAGTATGAAACTGTTTTAATTAAGAAACTGAAACCTGAGTTTAACCTTCAGAGCATGGCAGGACTATAGTTATTAAAAAATAGTTCTTGACATAGCGTAGATATTTTGATATAATATACTTATATTAAAAAATCTGGGAATGGGCACAAATACAAAGGAAAACCAGATGGAATATTTAACAGAAGAAAACCTAGTAATTCTATGGTTTATGGGTTTTTTCTCACATATGGCATATATGTGGGGTAGACGCATAGGTATAGAAAACGCTATAGACTATTTTGCTGAGAAGGGGTTTATTGATCTCGATGACGAATAGAAAAATAGTTCTTGACATGATGGTCGAAAATTGATATAATATAGTATCAAAGTAAAATAATTTTTACGCGGAGTTGTGGGAACTTCCAATAAACAAAACCCTCTCTTATGTCTGGCACGAGTAGGAACATAGCTTTCCGAGGGCGAGGAAGGAGTTTCGCTTCCACCAGCGAACGGGATTAGTCAGATGAATATTAACCGAGTACCGATAAGGGCTCAAAAGCGCATTCCGATAAGGGTGCAGGAGAAAAATGATGGTAAACACATTAGGAAGTCTAGCCGACTTTGATAGGCTATTTCTCGGCTTTGACCGAATGAAACATGAACTTGCCAATCACGGCACAACAGGAAACTATCCACGCTACAATATTATTAAAAGTGGTGAAGAGCAGTATAGAATCGAAATGGATCTAGCTGGTTGGGATAAAGATAGTATTTCTATTATGCAAGATGACAGAACTCTTACTGTAGAAGGTAAGGGCAAAGATAATCTAAGTGATAACGAAAGGTTCATATTCAAAGGCATTTCGAGTAAAAACTTTCGTAGAATCTTTACTCTTGGCGAATATGTCATGATAGAAGATGCTTCAATGGAGAATGGACTATTAGTAGTAAAACTAAATGTCGAAACTCCAGATGAAGAAAAACCGAAGTTTATTAATATTAATTAACTTTATAGAAGGAGGTGTCGCGTTCCACGCGGAATCCTCACTTCGTTGCAGGAAAGAGGGTGTAAGTCGCCACCACGCTTCCCTCTTTTTTGCTAAGAGAGAACAATAGGAAAAACTTTATTAACATACAGCAAAAATGGATTTATTTATTTTTAGTATTTTTACTAATAGTGGCAAATATGATTTCAGATAAAGGGCTACATGCCATAAAGAAATTTGAAGGATTAGAACTAACAGCATATCAAGATGCTGTTGGTGTATGGACTATTGGATATGGACACACAAAGAATGTTCATGAGGGCGATATCATATCTTCTGCTCAAGCAGAGGCATTATTAGTAAAAGAACTAAAAGAGTACGAAAACTATGTTAATGAACTAGTAACTGTACCGCTATTCGATTATCAATTTGATGCGTTGGTTTCTTGGACTTATAATCTCGGACCAACGAATTTAAAGAGTTCAACAATGTTGAAGAAGCTAAATGAAGGCAAATATGATGAAGTACCAGATCAAATGAGAAGATGGAATAGAGCAGGTGGAAAAGTCTTAGAAGGATTAGTAGCTAGACGAGATTACGAAGCAAGATTATTTGCGGGAGAGTTTGAAGATGAAATTTAAGTATAAAGAGCAGGAAATAGATGTTCCTGATGATTTTATACTTCAATGTGGGCAGCATGCCGCACAACGAGGTATGACACTTGAGGAGTATATAGTCGAAGCATTCACAAAATTAGCAGAGAATGAAAAGAAGATGAATGAACAAGCGTGATAATCCGATCAAACTTGACCACCGCATAAAGTTTACAAAAGTAGTTAAAAAACGAAAATGTATTATAAAAAGAATTTTAGAGATATGGAAAAACAGTTTTACAAAATAGAGATAGTATGCGAATGGCAAAATGATGAAAAGCTCACCTTAGGTAAGCTTATGGCAGTAGGTAAACAACCTTATTCCGTAGACATTACGCCAGTCGATATAAATGATCCTAAATATAAATATATAAAGGATATGCAAAAAAGTCATTTATGACAAGGTACTCAAAAGAGTAATCGGGAGAATAAAATGGCAGACGTAGATCGCTTCTCAGGCGACATGAGTCGTAATGAAGTAGAGATTGATCTTCAAAAATTTATGGCAATGGTTGACGAAATTGGACAACTAAAAGCTAAAATTTTAGAGATGGAGATGAAAGCAGAACCAGAAAATCCTTGGCAAAAAGGAATTTGGTTAGCACAAATGATAGATAGTTGGAGAATATTCCCTAGACTATTCCTTAGTGTTTATATCTTTCTACTTTATTATTCAACCATTTGGTTCATGGAATTACCAGAACCAACACTAGAGCAATCTGGTTTAATTAGTATAATTGTTGGTGCAGGCGCAGCATGGTTTGGTTTATATGCTGGAACGCACAAAGCCCCAACAGCAGGACAAGGTAAATAACAATGAAAGACGAACTTTTCTCGCTAGTAGCGAAACAACTTGGTAAAGAAGAAGCAGATGTTTCTATGGAATCACATTTCATAGATGATTTAGGTGCAGACTCTTTAGATACAGTTGAATTAGTACTAGAACTAGAAGAACATTTTAACATTGAGATTCCAGATGATGTAGCAAGTACATTATTCACAGTAGGTGATGTACATAATTATTTGGAAGCTAATGTTAAATGATCGAAATATATGATAATATATTACCTGAGCATGTAAGGTCAGATATTTATTTACTGGCAATTACGGCAAATTATCAAATAGGCTGGGACGATACATCAGTATTTGAACATAGACAATATCCTTGTCTACATCACAGCCTAACAAAAAACGAATGGGCACAACTAAATCTGATTAATGAGATACAAAACCACGAGATCAGAAATAAATTGAATAAACTAAGTTTTGTATCGGCTACAATCAATTTAGCTGTGCCTTCTTCCGTTCAGTTTCCTCACTCACACAGCGAAAAATTAGTTTTACTCTATTATATAAATATGGAGTGGAAAAATGAATATTATGGCGAAACCCTATTTTATGACGACTACAGTAACGAAATAATACAAAGTTGTAAATTCACGCCGGGTCGCATTGTGCTTTTTGATGGGAAAACTCCTCACGCTATCCGACCGGCTTCACATATTGCACCACAATATCGCTTTACTCTGTTTATTAGCTTTAACGATAAGAACTTCATTGAAGAAGCAAAAAATATTTCTTGACATTTTTGGTAATTTTTTGTTATAATATTCATATGAAAATTTATAAAACAGACGAAACATTTATGCGATTTTGTAGGTTTATGTATTATGAGAACTACGAAGAAAGATGGGAACACGGTCAAACCCCTTATGCAACAGCAGAGGAATATATAGAAAAAAATTTAGAATGGTTACAAAACCGATATAGAAAAGAAGCTAAGAGGAATGATGAATCGTGGGCAAGAAGTATTTATCTCTCGTAAGAGAACACCTAAAAGAAACTAAAGAGACTTATTGGGAGCATTGTTATCATGCTCTAAAATATTCTTTTACTTTTTTATATCTGTTTATAGTTTGTTTTATTCATGCCTTTATACCCTGCTTTTTTATGAAAACAGCAAGATTAAAGATAGAAGATATAAAATTTGATATAATACATAGGATATATCTAAAGGAATCACAAAAATACTAAAATGAAAGAACCACCCAGAGATGAAGCACAAGAAAAAGCCGACTTTTATAAGAAAGGTTTTTGGATTTGTTTTGTTTATGTACTCTATGACACACTTAGAGGTTTTGGTTGGTTATGAGTGAAAACAAAAAGAAATGGGTGTTTAACGAAAAACAAACACTAGGTAGAGTTTCTGAGTATATTGATAACACATATAGTGCTCATTATGCTCAAGGTAGAATACAAGCAACAGAATTTATAGCAGATCAAGGATTAGCAGAAGGCTTTTGTCTTGGTAATATAATTAAATATGCACAGCGTTTCGGAAAAAAGGGAAAGAATTTCGAACAAAAAGAGTATGATTTATTTAAAATAATACATTATGCTGTTATACTATTACACGAAATAGAACAGCGTGAGGGAAATAAAAAATTTTAGAAAGGGCAAAACAATGAAGGATTATGATAGAAAACATAACATTTTGGCAAGGATTTGCTTCTTTTTGGTTTGCAACATGGTTAATGTGCATACTACGAACTTGGAAATATATAAAGTATAATTTAGAGCATTACGCTCCTAGAAACGAAATGAACTATAGACCGTACTTACACTTTTTAGTGTATAGTGTTAGTATAAATTTATTACTACCAGTTATAGGTATGCCTATAACATTATCAGATAACTATAGAGAAAGATGGGTTAACGGCTATGTAGCCGCTATTATAAAAAGAAATGGAAAATAACAAATATAAATTTAAGCCCATAGGGGGCTGGGACGACACAGTTAGTTGGGTTACTATATCCCTAATAATAGTGTTCTTTTTTGCTAATGTATGGTATTCTTTTTACTAGGATTATCTATAACACATAAAAAATAATTCTTGACATCGCCCTTATATTTATTGTATAATATTGTAAATATTTGGAAAAAATATGGGCGACAGATTTTATCAACAACAGCTGGAGAAGTTCGGTACTTGTATCGGTTTCAAAGGCACAAAACGGAGAAGAAAAATGGCTTGGGATGACGAGAAAAAAGCTGATGCAGTAGATATGTATACTAACTCAGAACCAACTCCTGAAACTAGCATGGAAATTGTTAAAGAGATAGCTGACGAATTAGGCGAGAGTCCAAATGGCGTTAGAATGATCTTAACAAGAGCTGGTGTTTATGTAAAGAAAGCACCTTCTAGTTCTAGTTCTAGTGGTTCAACTGGAGGCGGTAGAGTAAGTAAAGCTGATGCACAAGAAGCTTTAGCTGCTGCTATACAAGACGCTGGACAGGAAGTTGACGATAGTATTATATCTAAACTAACTGGTAAAGCTGCTGTATACCTTACTGGCATTATCAATGCGATAAACTAAAAATACAACCATTACTGGCAAGAAAGAGTTTTCTTTAAAGTAATGGAGTATTTTAGTGGAAAAATGGAAATTCAAAGACTTGGTCGATGAATATGGTGATGCTGTAATAACTTATAGGAGTACAAATTCTAAAAAGTTAAAATATAATGTATGTACCTTAAATTTTAATAATAAATATATACAAAGTAAAAAGAATAGAGCTACCGAATCACCTGACACAGTCTTATTATTCTGTTGGGACACGGACTCATATCGACTATTAAAACCAGAGAATGTTACACATATAGTTCCTCTACAATCAATTTTGAAGAGGAAGAAAAAATGAAGATATATGAAGCACCTGAGGTTTATAGTAAGGTCGTATCTGAGACCGAAGATGGAACGCAACAAGTAAGACTAACAGTTAATGAATTTAGAGGTGTAGAATATCTACATCTTAGAAAGTATTACTTAGATTTTGAAGGAGACTTTAAACCTTCAAAAGATGGCGTTGCTATGTCTTTAGACTTCCAAAACTCCAAACTATTATTCGAAGGCTTGGTCGAGATTCTCTCCCTAGCCGAAGCAAAACAAATCCTTGAGACTCACTTCAAAGATATTTTAGATGAAATTTACCTTACCTAAAAATATTTCTTGACACAAACCCCAAATTTTGTTATAATATTATTATAAAAAATAATATAATGAGCAAGAATTTCAATACACACGCTGAATTAATCGACTTCTTAAAAGAAGCGTCTATGGCATATTATATGGGCGAACCATTTTTGTCAGACGAAGAATTTGATTCGCTAGCAAATATAGCGGATTACCGTGAGGTAGGATATACAAGTACAAAAAACAGGATTCCTCACCTCCATAGAATGTATTCGCTACAAAAGGTGTTTGAAAATGAACACTCAGAAAAAAATCCTTTATCAGATTATAAAGGTAAAGTAGTATGGACTCCCAAGCTCGATGGTGCAGCAGTAGCTTTAACCTATTTTAGAGGCAGACTGATTAGAGCATTGACAAGAGGAGACGGAAAACAAGGTATAGACATAACAAGTAATATGTCTCATTTAGTACCAACAGAATATGAATTCTTTACAGTACACCCAGACCCTTTTGGTCCGTCAATTCCATTTACACAAATAACAGGTGAAGTGGTGGCTCCTAAGCATATCAAAAATGCAAGAAATTATGCCGCTGGTGCTCTTAACTTAAATGACTATGGGGAATTTATTAGTAGAGAAATTGAATTTATAGCCTACGATATTCAACCCAAAAATGAGCTTTTATGGACAGAAGAAATGGCAAACTTAAAGAAAGCTAACTTTAGAACCATACTAGACTCAGAGTTTCATGAGTACCCAACTGATGGCATGGTATGTCGTATAGACAACCAGCTAGACTTTAAAGATAGGGGCTTCACTTCACACCACCCTAAAGGAACCTATGCTCTGAAAAGAATACAGAAAGGTGTTGAAACAACCTTAATAGATGTAATATGGCAAGTAGGAAAATCAGGTGTAGTATCACCAGTAGGAATACTAGATCCAGTAGAAATCGATGGTGCTATGATCAGTAAAGCAACTTTACATAATATGAGATATATAGAATCATTACATTTAGAAGTAGGTTGTAGAGTAGAAGTAATAAGAAGTGGAGAAATTATACCACGAATTGTTAGGAGAGTTAGGTGAGAGAAAGATTTAAAACACCAAAACTAACAAAAGATTGGTATATAAAATGGACCTCTTCTGCAATAATACTATTAGCAATGTCTCTTAGGTCTACAGGAGAGTTTCCATTATCAGATATGGTTCTTTCTTTTATAGGTTGTGCGGGTTGGATTAGTGTAGGTATAATGTGGAAAGATAAAGCAATTTTAATCCTTAATACAGTAGCTTGTTTCATACTTTTAACAGGAATTATTAACTCATTAATAGGATAACATGAAAGACTTATTTACAGTAGCAGAAGCAGACGAATTATATACTACAGGTTGGGGAGTATATGCATCTCAAGATATACCAGAAGGAGAATTAGTAATAAATCTCCTAAAAGATTGTACATGGAGAAATGCTCCAACAAGAACCTCAATACAGCTAGGAGAAAAGCATATGGAAAGTGCAGCAGGTGGTTTTGTAAACCATCATTGTGAACCTAATGCTAAAGTATTATTAGCAGTTATGTCCTTTAATGGAGATATAAACTTAGTACCACCTTTTGTAATGGTTAAAGGTACACTATCAAGTATCATATTTGCTAGTCCTACCCCTTGGATAGTATCTACTAGATTTATAGGTGAAGGGGAACAAATATTTATAGACTATAATAACACAGAAGATAGATTAGCTAATCCTTTTGAGTGTAATTGTCATGGTAGATTAATAGAAGGTAAACAAGAAATACAAATTTTGGAGTATGAAGATGGCGAACCACGTATATAACTATATAGAAATAGTAGCAAACGACAAATGTATCGAAGCATTTGAAAACACAATGAATAACGTTCTTTATATGAATGACAGAGGTTGGATGGAGTACAAACCAGTAGAAGATTTAGAATTTATGCCTAAACACCCCCGAGATCAAGAGGGTTGGTTAATTGATTCTTATGATTATTATATAGATAATGTAGGTGCAAAGTGGGCACATATTGAAGATTCAGATAGTACATATCTAACTTTAGTCTCAGCTTGGAGTCCAGTAAGTGCTTTTGTAGGACATCTAGTACAATATCTATATCAATTTGATCCTAATGTAGTATTAAAACATGATTATACTGACGAATTCCACCAATTTGTTGGAGTACAACGAGTTACTTCAGATGGAGAA